ATTATAGATATTGGTACTCACAGTCTTGGTGCAGCGTCTAATATCCCATCTATTAGTACATGTAGTTATGATGCTAATGTTGGAATTTTAACTATAACTACTGCATCAAGTCATTCATTAGTAAATGGTGATTATATAAAAATTCCTGAGAATTCTTTAAAATTTACATGTTCTAAGGATGATTATGCTACTGAGCATGAATATCCAAGACCAACAGATCCTATTTACAATAAATGGATACCAATCACTAAAATTGATAATGATACATTTAATATTAATGTTGGTACTGGAGATTTTAAAATAATTAAATCCGGAGTTGGAATTGGATCAACTTTATTTGAAGTATCTTCATTCTCTGTTGCACGACAAGGATATAGCTTCCAAAGAGGTGATGTGATGAAAGTAGTTGGTTTAGTTACTGATAAATCATTATCACAACCTATAGATGAATTTAGATTATTTGTATTAGATACTTATCATGATAATGTTGCTGCATGGCAATTTGGAGAATTAAATTTAATTGATAGTGTCAAAGAATATCAAGATGGAAAAAGATTGGTTTATCCATTATATTATAATACTGAATTATTATCTTTCTCTAAAGATGTAGAAAATCCAGATTCTTTAGATATTGATTTTAATTCTCTGTTGGTGATATTCATTAATGGTATATTACAAGAACCAAAAATTGCATACGATTTTACTGGTGGATCATCTTTCCGATTCTTTACATCACCAAAACCAGAAGATGATGTGCAAATATATTTTTATGTTGGAACTAGAGGAGAAGATTCTCAAAAATTTGAAATAGATGAAACAATTAAAGTAGGAGATATTCTTCAAATTCAAAGTAATAATAATAATCTTTCTAAGACTAGAAAACAAGATCCTAGAATGGTTTTTGATATAGTTGCAGCAGATATTGCTGAAACAAACCTATATTATGGCGAAGGAATAGATGATGAAAATTTAAAACCTGTTGATTGGATTAAACAGAAGGAAGATGTAATTATTAATCAAGTAGTTTTCTCTAAAGTAAGAGATTCTTTAGAACCTCAAATATATCCAACATCAAGAGTTATTTCAGACTTTAGTACTGCTGACAATACAATTTACTTAGATAATGCAGAATTTTTTAATTATGAAGACGGTGATGTTAATATAAAAACTATTGATTTAGTAGTAGTTCCAAATCAAGATAATGAGAAAACTGGAAGTATAACTGCACTTGTAGGTAATGATGGAAAAATATCATCTTTAAGTCTTGTAGATGGTGGATTTGGATATGAATATGCACATGAAATTCTTCCCAATCCAGGAACTGGAACAAGTACTCTTGGAAACTTTATTTCTACTGAGAATTGGCAATCAAGAAATAGTGGAGTCGTAAGTATTGATACTGGAAGACTTAAAGTAGAATGTACTACTAATAATGATGGGGTAGAAGTTCTTTCTTCATATCTTTCAAATCTTGAAATTGTAAAAGGTATGCAATATCAAATGACTGTTGATGTTAATAGTCTTGATACTATCAATAATATTAAATTTGGAGTTGAACCAGGTGGGTTCACAACTAATAATATTAGTGAATCTGGTGTTTATTCAACAACATGGGTTCAGGGTGATTTGCCACTTACAAGCATTTTTGTTGCTAATGATACGGGTAGCACTGGAACTATTTACTTAAATAGTGTTAGTATTTTAAGAGCACCATCAATTAAGATTGCAAATCCAATTATTGGAGTAGGTACTAACAAAAGTTGGTATTCTATCGGTATAGGAAATTTAGGAGATGTTGGAATTGGAACAACTGCAGTTGCTGCTTTAACTATAAATAATGGAATTATCCAAAATACATCTATAATAAATGCAGGATCTGGATATACTCAAACAAATCCACCTCAAGTTTTAATTGAACCTCCAACAAACAACAATGAATTCTTAACAGGTGCAAGTGTTGTAGATGGTCTTAGTGGTCTGATTGTTGGAATTGGAACAACTAATGGTATTGGTACAGCTTTGGGATTAGAATTTGAATTATCAGCATTTAATGATGATATTGATAATATAGAAGTTGGAAATCCTATTTACATTTTTGATACTACAATTGGTACAGGTCTTACATCAACTGATGATGATGATTTAAATACTATTGGTATTTCAACTCAATTCTTAGATAATATCTATAAAGTGAAGACAGTAGATACCGGTACTAGAAAAATCAAATGTAATATTCATAGTGAGACAAATGTTGATGAAAGTGATGGATCTCCAAATGATGTTGGTATTGGAACAACAGGAACAAGTAGTAGTCCGGTTGGCAAATTCTCTTGGGGTAGAATAAGTGGATTTTCTAGATCATCTAATCCAATATCATTTGGTGTCACTGCATATACAGTATCTGGACTTTCAACATATCCTTTAATACAAAGAAAGGGTGGTCAAATGGGGTTAAGAGATACTGGTGCATTGAGAAAAAGGACAACTTCTTAATAACCATTATAAATAATAAAAAATAAAAAAGTTCTCTATAATGGTTTAAAATGCCTGCTTTTGTTACAGACCAATTTAGAATATTAAATACTAATAATTTTGTCGATTCTATATCCAAAGAAACTGATTATTATTACATTTTCTTTGGATTAGCAAATCCTGGTATTTCAGGATTTAGAAGAAATGATAAATGGGATAGTAGCGAAGGTGTTTCGGCTAGTGAAGCTGTACTACCAAATCCTATAGATAATTTTGATAGTTTACCTCATTATGGGGATACAATTTTATTTGGTAAAAGGATAATCCCAGATAATATTCGTAGATGTGTTAGAAAAATACAATGGAAACAAGGTGTAACATACGATATGTATCGTCATGATTATAGCATTGAGAATAAAACTACAATAACTGATAGAAGTAGATTATATGATTCAAATTATTATGTAATGAACGATCTTTATCAAGTTTATATTTGTCTAAGTAATGGTTCTAGTGGTATTACTACATTAGGAAATCAATCTCAAGATCAACCTGTTTTTACAGATTTAGAACCATCAAAAGCTGGTAGTAGTGGTGATGGATATTTATGGAAATATTTATTTACTGTTCCTCCATCAGACATTATAAAATTTGATTCTACGGAGTATATATCATTACCAAATGATTGGTCAACTTCTATAAATATTCAAATATCAAATGTTAGAGATAATGGGAATTCTGATTTAAATAATAATCAGATAAAATTTGTTTATATCGATAATGCTGGTAGTGGTGGATACACTTCTGGAGAAGTTGATATATACGGGGATGGTAGTGGCGCTAAAGTTTTTATTGATGTAGATAGTGCTGGAAAAATTAATAAAACTACTGTTACTTCTGGAGGATCTGGATATACATACGGAGTAGTAGATTTAGGACTTGTACAAGAGCAGGATACGTATATTACCCCTGCCAAGTTAATTCCAATTATTCCACCTTCAAAAGGGCATGGACATGATATATACAGAGAACTTGGATCTGATAAAGTATTAGTATATAATAGATTTGATGGATCTACAAAAGATTTTCCATTAGATTCACAATTTGCTCAAATTGGAATTTTAAAAAATCCTACTAAATTCGTAAATAATGATTCTTATACAGGATCAACTTTTTCGGGATTATATTCATTAAAGATTAATATAAGTGATGATAATAATTCTCCTACTGTTGGAGAAAAAATAACCCAACAAGTGGAGGGTGGTGTTGCTCAGGGATATGTTGCATCATATGATGGCGAAACTAAAATATTAAAATATTTTAAAGATAGATCATTATTTTATAATCAAAGTTCTCCTTATGATCAAACAGATCATGTTGGTGTTACTACTACAGCATCTAATTCCGGATTAGATTTTAATGGTACAAATCAAATTACTGGAAATACTAGTAATTTTACGGCTAGTATAGATACAGATTTTAATGAGTCAAGTATCACTGTAGATAATAAACTTATTAATTTAGATTCTACTTTTAGTTCTGGCGTATCAAAACCAGAAATAAATAAAACATCTGGAGATATTATTTTTATTGATAATAGACCTTTAGTAAAAAGGAACTCTAGACAAAAAGAAGATGTAAAAATTATTCTAGAATTTTAAAAAATGGCACAAAAAACAAGTTTTAATATAAATCCATATTTTGACGATTTTGATTCTCAGAAGAATTTTTATAAAGTTCTTTTTAATCCAGGAAGACCTATTCAATCTAGAGAATTAAATACTATTCAATCTATATTGCAAAATCAGATTGAATCCTTTGGTAATCATATATTTAAAGAAGGATCTAGAGTTATACCAGGTGGAGTGCATTATGATGGTTATTATCATGCAGTTAAATTAAATCCGTTAGCATTTGGTATTGATATATCTCAATATATTGAAAAGTATGTAGGGAAGAAAATAAGAGGTCAAATATCTGGACTTACTGCAGTAGTTAAAAAGGTTGTATTGCCTAACAGCCAGATTTCTGATATTACTTTATATGTAAAATACTTAGATTCTGACGCTACTTTTTCTGGAGGTAAATTTATTGATGGAGAAACTTTACTTTCTACAGAACCTATATCTTACGGTATAAACAATGTTGTTATTAGTGATGGATCTCCATTTGCATCATTAATTTCTTCAGAAGCAACTGCAGTAGGTTCTGCAGTATCTATTGATAATGGAATTTATTTTATTAGAGGTAATTTTGTAGCAGTATCTAAAGATACTTTAATTTTAGAATATTATTCACAATATCCATCATATAGAGTTGGATTAAATGTTTCTGAAGAAATAATAACTGCAAAGGATGATAAAACTTTATATGATAACGCAAAAGGATTTAATAATTTTTCTTCTCCAGGTGCAGATAGATTTAAAATTAATTTAACTTTAACAAAGAAATCATTAACTGATTTTAATGATACTAGTTTCGTAGAATTACTTCGTGTAGACACTGGTGTTCTTAAAAAACAAGTAGTAGAATCAGANTATAATNTAATTAAAGATTATATTGCTAAAAGAACCTATGAAGAATCTGGAAATTATACAGTAGAACCATTTAATATTTCTTTAAATAATTCTTTAAATGACTCTCTTGGGAATAATGGAAAATATTTTGAAGGTGTTAGAACATCTAACGATAATTTACCTTCAGATGACCTTATGTGCGTCACTTTAGGACCAGGAAAAGGATATGTTAAAGGATATGATATACAAAAGGTTTCTACTACTGTTATAGATGTTGAAAAACCTAGAGATACTCAAACTATAGATGATATTTTAGTTCCATTTGATACTGGAAATATTTTAAGAGTTAATAATGTTTTTGGTTGTGTAAAGTCGAAAGAAACTGTTGAATTTTATAATAGAAGAAGGGATTCT